AGGCAGAGCACTGAAAGCAGAGTTTGTCAAAGTCAAAGTAGTGGTACCACTAGACCATGTTGCAGTACCAAGTTGGGCTGCAGTGTCAGGAACAACGCCGACAACACGCACAGGCAACGCAGCGGTAGTGCCAGCAGAGCTAGCCAAGATACCGTTTAAAGAGTTACCAGTGTTAACGTTACCAGCCAAGTTAGACACGGTCATGTTCAAACCGACCATAGCGGGTGAAGCTGAGCCGATAGTTGTACCGCCTTGAGTTGTCACGACAGCAGCCTTAAAGATTGCGTCGGGATCATCAGAAACAATGGCAACTCCATCACCAGCTAAGGTGTTGGCGGGCCAGAATTGACTGAAAGTTTTCTGCTTAGTCACAGGGTTTGTGAAAGAGCAGCCCAAGAAAATACCAACTTGGCCCTGGTTAGGAGCACCTAAAGGAGCAGTACTGCCATCAGTAACTGCCAAACGGGTGATAAAGCCACGAGTGATCGAGACAAAATCGCCGTAGAAGATATTCGTAGAATATCCGTATTGGATAGGAATATCGCGGGTAGAACCAGCAAAAACCTGTCCGCCAATCAAATTGACCGGTTGTAGGCCGTAAGGGGCCGAGACGGTTGGATATGGCATTTAAGCCTCCTATGTAAATTAAGTCCTTCTTCCGAAAGTTACTTCAGAGCTTCGTTCTTTAAACAAAGGCATCTTAGGATTACTTTCGCGCATGTACGTGTTGTCCACAGACGACATTTGCTGATCAGTTTGTTTCTGATAGTAAGCATCGCGTTGTTGTGTGAACTCCACTGGGGTTTTGCAAAGCAAAAGGCCACCTACCTCAATACTGTCTGTAAACTTGTTCTGAGAAGTAGCGAACAGACGGATTTCAGGGTGGTCAGAAGCTCTAACGGGCTCCCAGCCCTCGGCAAGCTTCGAGGAGTAGTTTTTAGGATCATCTGATCCAGCCGCAGAAATGCGAATCCAACGAAATCTGTAACCTTCCTCCGGTTTAGGATCGGGCAACAGTTGAGCGGGCATCCATTGTTTAGGACGCTCCATTACTTCGCGGGTCTCAAGTTCACGGGCCATTCGATTAGATTTTTCCATCATTCTTTCCTCATTTGTTCGGCAACTTTTTCAGCGTAGAGTTTTAATGGAACTCCAAGCCTTTTTGCCATTCGTACCTGATCGGGCGACAGTGTGATTTTTCGGGGTGCAACACTACGCGACGCTGGTGCGACTACATTTGCTTTTACCGAGCGCTGAGATGAAGGTGCATCAGCGGATTCCTCAGAAGCAAACTTCTCTGGGAATACTTGGCGAATCCGTCCGTTGAGTTTCCGGTAATACTCATCCGAATTAGGATCAATGCCATCCTCTACGACTAGCTTTTCATGCAACGCAAACGCATAGCCAGTCATTTCCCTATCTTTGCCAAACCATGGATTGGAGTCTTTCCAAGCCTCGGCCTTGCGGTCAACAGGAGGTGTTTGCGCGATTCGTTCGATTTGTACAGTAGATTCATCATCTTGTAAAGGGGTAGGCTTAAAACTATTTACTTTCTCGACTTTTATACGAGCAGTAGTTAGTTCTTCCTGAGCATCTACCATGGCCTCAGAGTCGCCTGACTCATATGCTGCCTTGTATTTTGCTTTGGCCTTTTCAAGGTCTGTAGCTACAACACGTTTAGCTTGTTCAAGAAGCGCTTCTTGGTTCGTACTGAGTGAACCTTTGAGTTTCTTGTTCTCCTCGACAACTACCTTTGCCAGACGGATAGCTTCTTCCTTTTCACGGTGAGCAGCTTCTTTGGCACGGCGTTCGTCGTGGTATCCCTTACCTAATCTGGCCAGACGCTCTTTAAGCTTAACGTCAGAGTATTTTTCAAGCTCTTCGTCTGTAACCTCTTCAGGTGGTTCATCCAGCGGGATGCGGTTGCGGTCCGCTGGAGGTGTGTTATCGACGATTTCAATCTCGATATCGTCGTCTTCTTTCTTTGCTTTTGCAGGCTTATTTACCGACTTTTCTGCTTCGGCTTTTTCGTCTGGAAACTCAAATTCGACTTTCTCAAAATTAGCCATGATTTCTCCTTAAGTGGGTCGTTGAATACCGCGGGGGTCTTGCACAACCGCTTGGACGGAGTCGTCGTTGATCAAACGCCACTCAGTTCCGTGAATCTTCATGCGGGTTCCGGTGTTAGGACGTACTAACACAAAGTCACCTACTTTACATGAAGGTCCAGAGGGGAAGCGAGCCGCGTCTTTAAACGCATCAGGGCCAATCTTCGCAACAAATAACACGGGGGACAGGAGCTCCTCGTGGTACATCATTGTCGAAGTTTTGATGATCCCTGACTCAGACAACTCTTCTTCAGCTTTTGGGAGCATGCAGAGGAGGTGGTAAGTCGCAGGATCAGGAACTTGGCGTGCTTTCTCTTCGGCCGTCGCGGGAAGTACAGTGGATGTGGCACCGTCTTGGCTTACGAGTATTTCACTCATCGTTTAGTCTTTCCATACGTTGTTTGAGGTCTTGAAGGTTGTAATTGGCGTGGTCAAGACCCCTAATAACACCAACCAATTCTCTGTATTCAGGATAGTCTTTAGCTGCCCCGGATACCAGTTTGTCAATCGCCTGCTGGCGAAATTCGTCGTTTTGTCGCTTGAGTATTTCTGCTTCTGTCATGTTATAGCCCAGTGGTAAAAAACATACACCGCTCTTTGGGCTTCCCCGCACAGCAGCTCATCCCGCCAGTGGGGGTGCTTGCGCCCCTCCATGATGGCCCCATACCCCGGCGGACACACCACGCCAAGAAACTCTTTCTTAAAACGCGAGGTGTCTACATGGGGGTCCCACTCCTCACCATCTATCTTGCTTGTACTGATGTACAGCGGCCACTCGAGATTGTTTCTATCCTCAAGACATACGCTTAGCGAAACGTCTAGGCCCCGTCGGTCTGTGTGAATACCGAGGTAACTTCCCCGCGTGTACACACGGGTGTAAGTACTGTCAAATACTGCCGTGGGGTAACGTTGTTGGATTCGCTTGGTTATGCGATCAACGTACGCCCACGTAGCAGGTAGGTTATAAACCCCCTTACTATTTTTATAGAAGACTTCTTTCTCGTCATTCTTATCTTCTACAGCATCAAACTTTGCGGTCAGAGACGCGCATTCTTCGGGGCTAAATATAGGGATCATGCTCTAGGCGGACCTTTCGGTGTAGGGTTGGGTTTAGACATGGTCTTCACCAAGTCAGCCTTGATCTTCTGGGCTGTCTGGCGATCTTGCGCAGTAACTCGCTGCGCGTTCTGACGCTCTTGTGAGGCCACACGCTCTTGCTCCTTCTGCATATCAAGCTGCATACGTTGTGCATCCAGTTTGAGTTTCTCTTGCGCCAACTGTGTGTCAGCCTGCATCTTCTGCGCACGGGCCTGAGCTTCTTGCGCTTTGATCTGGAGCTCTGCTTGCTGCATCTGAATCAGCGGGTCTTGTGCCATCTGTTGATTCTTCTGCTGCTGAGCCATCGCCATGTTCTGCTGCAAGAGTTGAGTGGATGCTTGCGCAACAAGTTGAGACAACTGCACTTCAATCTCAGGCGGCAAGTCTTCGTTGGGGGCGGGCAGTGCCACACCCAACTGCTCTTCAATTTTCTTACGATACGCAAACGCTAAGTGTTCTGCCATGTGCGCTTGGATCGCCGCCATCATTGACTGCGCCATGGGGTTCTGTCCCATCTGCGCTGCAATCATCGGGTCCTGCATAAACGTCGAGTGCACTGCAATGTGTGCATCGTGATCTTGGTAGATGAACGCTTTTGTTGGCTCGCCATTGAGGAACGCCATGTTCTCACTGATCGGATCACGCGGCTTCTGGTCATCATCAAGCGGCACCAACTTCTCTGCATTCTTCACACCTAACACCTCGATCATCTGGCGGTGCAGAATAGGCAAGTTGTAGATTTGTGGAGCGCCTTGAGCAAGCTGCATCACAGCCTGATACTGCATGATGCGCTGAGCCATTGTTGAGCTGTTGGGGTCACTGACCGGAATCACTTCAACAATGTCGTAGTCTTCACGCTTGGCCGAGCGATCTCCGCCCGTTGGCTCATAGTCGTAGTCATCGGGCATGTTGTCTCTGATGATATTCTTGAGAAGTTTGAACTCCTCCTTCATCGAGTTATGCACGCGGGCTTGGACAGCTCCCATGATCTTGAGTTGTCTCTCAAGCAAAGCGAGCGTAGTGCCGACAGGAGACTGAGCGCTCATGTCGCTCACCTTCATGTCTGCAATAGAACCCAAGCGACGACCTTCTTCGGTGATCTGATTGAGCAGCGCCAGCAGAACCTGTGATGGTTCCTTGTATGGCAGCGTCATGATGTTGTCTTTGATAGCTCCGCTTGGGATATCTACATCACGGAACTCGCCCGGTGCTATCGGTGTATCGTCACCCTTAACACGCAAGCCACGAGCTTTAAGCCCGCCGGGTAAATTACTTAGAGTACCTGCATCAACAAGTTGCCTGATAAGAGAAGTGCCAGCGCGAGCATAACCACCAATAATGTGGATGAGACCCATGCCGTAAGCACCAAAACCCGGTACGTAATCATACTGAACCATGTGCTGACGTTTTGTATACGTTGGGTCATCTTCTTCCCAGTTTCTGTAGATGGAGAGAACCTCAGTAGTGCCGCGATCAATAGTGATGATGTAAGGAACCGCAATCTCGTCTTCATGCTCATCTCCTGGTAGTACAAAATCAACCTGAATCTCAGCGAGCTGATAGCGGTCATCATCCGTTATGGAGTAGCCCTGCTCTTCAGCTTTCTTCTTCTCTACATCGTTGTAGATACTGACAGGATCGCCAAGATCACACTCGCGATAGAAGCCCGCAACCTGCAGCTTCTTGATATCGTTTTTCGTCTTACGCATCAAGTGGGTGACGCGCTCAGCAGTACGTGCGCCCGTAGACCCATAAGGTATGATCACGTCTTCAGCGGGCAAGAAGATCGCTGTTTGACGACGCATACCGGGATCGTAATAAACTTTCTTGAAGGCCGCGCCCGCGAGACCCAAATTGAACAACAACCTCTCATGCTCAGGACGATACTCAGGCATCTCCTCAGTGAGCCGATAGTTCATGTCTTCACGTACGCGTTCAGCCGCCTCTTCCTTAAGTTTATCAATTGCCCCAATGATTTCCGTCTTAACAGGACCCGCAGCAGGGAACGTTTCCGTGATAGTCTCGCTTTGAAACCGGATGGCCGCTTCCGTGAGTACAGTAGAAAACACTCCACAAGCGCCGTTCCACGGCTCAGTTCTCTCTTCATATTTTGTTCCTAAGACTTCAAGACCTTTAACATACGCATCTGTCCAGTCTTTGCGACTGGCAATGTCTGCATCCACAAGACCCATCAGCTCAGACGCAATCTCTCCAAGCTCGCCCTCGTCCATGTCTTCTGCAAGATTGGCGCTAAACTTGTCGTCCTTTTTCTTTGGAGCAGGCTCAAGTTCAATCTCTACGCCCAGCATCTCAATACCAGAAGGCTCTTCAATCTCAATCTCAATTTGAGATTCATCGCCCATCTCGTCAAGACCCAAAGGTGCTTCATACAAACTCTTATCAAAATTCGTGGCCATACATTACCCTTAATAGAACACCGCGTTGCGGCGCTTGAAAAATTTCGGTTCTTCCGGTTCATCGGAAGGCAAGCGGAGAAAACCTCCCTGCCTGAACCGCATCAGTGCAAGGGTGGTCGCGTCCACCAAGTCGTCGTGCTCGCCAGACGGAAATGCAGCAATCTCATCGACCGCCTCTTCCGCCCAAGTGGTACGGGGAACCCATACTTTCCCTGACGCGATTATGTCTGAGACAGAGTTCAAGCGGGCAATTTTGTCCTGACCCCTACTCGGCGTGTATTCCTGAACTGGAATACCCATTGACCTCAACTCATAGATCAGTGGTGCGCCGGTAGCCTTTTTCTCAATGATCACACCGTCCGGTTCCCAATCGTTGTATTCCTCAAATACATCCTTCTTGAGCTGCACCCACTCCACCCGTTTGCGGTACACGTTGAGTAAGATGATGTTCGGTAGGCTGTGATCTTCATCGTTGTAAAAAATCCCCCACGTCATGCCCACTGAGTAGTCAGCGCGGTTAGTTTTCTCAAACGCAGTGTCCCATGACTGCAAGATGTACTCGCACGCGGGTGGTCTTTCATGCTCCCACCATTTCCACCAGTCCCGCTTGATAATCGCTGACTCGTTACCGACGGGGTTCTGCTGGTACTGGGCTTGCCACTTTGAATTAGGCAATTCTTGCCGCAGTGCTTCCAACTCCTGCAATGACCAAAACTCTGGCCATAAGGGTTTACCCGAGGGCATAATAGCGGGGAACTCAATGACTTCCCACTGCTCTCCACCGCGGGCGGCGGCAGCTTTAAGTATCTGGCCGGTTAAGTCTCGCTGCGCCCACCGGGTCATCACGACTACGATTCGCCCGCCTGGTTGCAGACGCTGACGAGGGCCGGACGTGTACCATTCGGTCACTTTATCGAACACATCTGGGTTTGTGGCCGCCATTGCAGCCTCTTGTTCTGAGTGCGGATCGTCAATAATGAGGATATCGGCACCCTTTCCGGTCACCGTTCCGCCCACACCAATCGCAAAATAGTCGCCACCTTTGTTGGTATTCCACCTTCCAGCGGCTTTGGAGTCCTGTTGGAGCTCAAAATCGGGAAAAATTGCCTTGTAAACGTCAGAATCGACGAGATTTCGCACTTTTCGGCCGAAGCCGACCGCTAATTCACCCGTATTCGAGCTCTGAATGATCTTTTTGTGCGGATATTTACCCAAAAACCACGCTGGAAGCAGGTAAGAAGCGAATTCTGACTTCGTATGACGTGGCGGCATGTTGATAATCAGTCTTTTGCACTCCCCGTTAGCCACTCTTTCGAACGCCTTGGCCATAATCTTGTGATGTCTGCCCGAAATGAAGGTCGGCCAGCACTTATTCACAAAACCCATAAACGTATCCCGGGCTATCTGCTTCTCCAGCATCTGTTCTTTGCGGGAAAGGTCCGCAAGGATGACATTCTTCTGGTTCTCTGTTAACAGGTGAAGGTTAGCAAGCAGCGCCTTCAGCTCCGGGTCAAGGGTTTCCAGCTCTTCAGACATTGTCTTCGTCTTCTTTGGGTGTGACGTCTTCAATGAGCTCGGGTTCCTCGAACTCTTTCTTCATGTCCAGGTCCACGGACGGCACATCGATTGCATTCAGCTTCATCATCTTGCGAATCTTATCTTTGATAGCCTCATCGATATCCGAAACGTTGTTGTACGTAACGGTGATCTCGGTTTTCTCGGTGAACAAGCCCACGTCGCTGATCTTACCCAGCATCTCCGTTGCTTTTATTTCGATTCGGGGGTCGCCGCAACCGGCCAGGTCCAGTAGCTTATTTGTTACTACAAGGCGCAGCTCGGCTGCATCAGCAACCAATGGGTTGTTGTATTCGCGCAGCATCGTACTGATCCGCTGGGCGACTGGCACCTTCTCCAAAAGTGCGGGAGCAGTCGGAGCCTCCGGGCGTGTACGTGGTCGGCCGCGTTTGGGTTTGTCAGACATAGCGTCTTCAAACTGTTTCTTTGCAATTTCCGAAAACTGAGCAAATACCTCGTCAGCCTCATCTTGTGCGGTGGGGGAGTCTTCAATATCAGCGCCCAGTCCTTTTAAGACGGCGGCTGTGTTGGCGGCCAGTTGCATGTCTTCACGCAAGGTCGCTGCTTTGTCGGGCTCGGTACTCTCGGGGTACGGAACCGTCTTGTCAATGTCAAGTTTTATCATGGAGGAAAAGTGTGCACTCCAAAAGGTGATTGGATTCTATACGCATGGAACCATAAAACACAAGGGGGGTGCAAAAATATATGGGGGTAGGGTTTACCCGGGACCCAAATTAACACCCGGGGGGTGT